GGTAATTCGGACCCCGATAAAAAACTAGCGACAGATTCTATTCATGGTCTTTCATTACAGGAGCGAGCATTGAAGGTTGATCTCATCCCGATCGAGAAAGTAATCCCCTATGCAAAAAATCCGAGGCGAAACGAGGCGGCAATTGCAAAAGTTGCAGGCAGCATTAAGGAGTTTGGTTTTCGTCAGCCTATTGTTGTCGACTCCGAAATGGTGGTTATCGCTGGCCACACAAGACTGGAGGCTGCGCGATCGCTTGGCATTGCGAATGTGCCAGTTCATATTGCCGAAGGTCTGAGCAAGTCACAAATCAAGGCTTATCGCATCGCAGACAATCGAGTTGCTCAAGAGGCTGAATGGGATTTAGACCTTTTGAAAATCGAGCTGTCGGAATTGCGCGACGAGGAGTTTGATTTAAGCGAGACTGGATTTGATGAAGATGAGCTGAATGATTTGCTTGCTGAAGCTGTTGCAGAAGGCTTAACCGACGAGGATGCTGTTCCTGAGCCTCCACCGGAGCCTATTACAAAGCTCGGAGACATCTGGATACTAGGCAAGCACCGATTGATGTGCGGCGATAGTACGAGCGTGGATGCGGTTGAGAGACTAATGGCTGGCGAACGACCCAGAATGGTTTTCACCGACCCACCGTATGGCATCGCACACAGCGGAAAGGGAATTACAGCAAACGGTGTGGGCAACGACTTCGGGCAAATACTGGGCGACGAAGATGTTAGCGTCGCTATTGACACATTCCGCCTCTGCGTTGGTCAGTGGCCAGAGGCGCGAATGGTATTTTGGGGCGCAAACTACTACCCTAGCGCCTTGCCTGACGGCCACGGCTGGCTGGTGTGGGACAAGCAGCGCGAGGGCGACACATTTTCTGGCGCTGAGTTGGCGTTCATTAATGGTGGCGTGCGAGTTGATGTTTTTCGGCACATGTGGCATGGCATGGTCAAAGCAAGTGAGCATGGCCAAAAGCGCATACATCCCACCCAAAAGCCGATTGCGTTGGCTGAATGGTGCTTTGCTAAATACGGCGACTCAAGCACTGTTCTTGATTTGTTTGGCGGCAGCGGCAGCACTTTGATTGCCTGCGAAAAAACAGGTCGGTCTTGTCGAATGATGGAACTAGACCCAAAATACTGCGATGTCATCGTCAAACGATGGGAAGAATTCACCGGCAAGAAAGCGAGATTAGAAAATGGCAGTGGCGACCTACGGACTGGAGACGATCTGCAAGCTGCTTGATCTGACTCCTCAGCGGGTCAATCAACTTGTTAGGTCTGGTGTTATTCCAAAACAAGAGCGCGGTCGATATGAGCTCGTGCCAGTTGTTAAGGCTTACATAAGATATTTGCGCGATCGTGCAGTCAATAACGATGTCGGTCCTGATTCTCTTAGTAACGAAAGAGCTCGGATGACTAAAGCTCGCGCTGATATGTTTGAGATGGAGCGAGATCAGATGCGAGAAACCTTAATCCCATCTGCTGACATTGAGGCGGCTTGGGAAAAGGTTGTGATGAATATGAGGGCAAAGCTAATAGCCATTCCTGGCAAGGCTGCTGCGAATGTCTATGCTGCGGAATCGCTTGCAGAAACCAAAGCAATACTGAAAGATGAGATCTATGAAGCCCTTGGAGAATTATCAAGAGTCGAGGTCCGAGTCGATAACCCTGTGCGGTCATCAGAATCTGAAGAAGATCACGGAGTCAGTGCTGAGGAAGTTAGCCCCACCACCGGAGATAACCGTAAGCGAGTGGGCAGACCAAGAAAGGAAGCTGAGCCCAGAGTCGTCGGCTGAGCCTGGCCAATGGAGGACTGATCGGGCTGAATATCAGCGAGGGATCATGGATTCTTTCGCAGATCCGACAATCCGTGAGGTTGTTGTCATGTCATCGGCGCAAGTTGGCAAGACTGAGATTCTTAACAATCTTTGTGGGTATCACATCGAGCATGATCCAAGCCCGATGCTAGTCGTGCAGCCAACGCTCGACATGGCGCAGACCTGGAGCAAGGACAGGCTCGCTCCAATGCTTAGAGATACCCCATCACTTGCTGGCCTGGTAAAAGATCCGAGGTCTAGGGATTCTGGCAATACGACACTGCACAAACAATTCCCTGGTGGTCATTTGACTGCCTGCGGTGCAAATTCACCATCATCGCTTGCAAGTCGTCCTGTCAGAGTCGTGCTTTGTGATGAGGTCGATCGCTATCCAACCAGCGCGGGAAGCGAGGGTGATCCTGTCTTACTAGCCAAGAAAAGAGCGTCGACCTTTTGGAATCGAGTGATCGGATTGTTTTCGACACCAACGAATAAGGGCGCATCGCGTATTGAATCTGCTTTTGATGAATCGGATCAGCGGCGTTATTTTGTGCCTTGTCCACATTGTGAACACAAGCAATGGCTCAGATGGTCGCAAGTGAAATGGACTGAGCCTGATGATGTTCGTTATTACTGCGAATCATGCGGAGTTGGCTGGGATGATGCCGAGCGATTTCGAGCGATTAAGAACGGCAAATGGCAAGCTACGCAAGAATTTACTGGAGTCGCTGGCTTTCATCTTTCAGGGCTTTATTCTCCTTGGCTTATGCTGCGCGATTGCGTGAATGATTTCCTTGAGGCTAAAAAATCACCTGAGACGCTACGAGTCTTTGTTAATACCTTTCTAGGCGAAACCTGGGAAGATGCAGGAGATCAGGTCGACGACTACGAGCTTGCAAGCAGAAAAGAAAACTGGGGCGATGCGCTGCCGAAAGAGGTGCTGCTGCTAACTGCTGGCGTGGATGTCCAAGATGACAGGCTTGAAATCGAGGTCGTTGGTTGGGGCAAAGATGAAGAATCCTGGTCTGTGGATTATCGCCAGATTTACGGTGATCCTTCTTCGCCTGGCGTGTGGAATGACCTCGATCAGCTGCTGCAAGGACGATATGACCACGAGCATGGCGAGATGACGATCAGGGCTGCTTGTATAGACTCAGGGGGGCATCACACTGCAAGCGTTTACAAGTTTGCCAAGACGAGAGAAGGCCGCAGGATCTATGCAATCAAGGGTGTCGGTGGAGAAGGCAAGCCCATTGTCGGGAAACCATCGACCAACAACGGGCAGCGGGTCAAGCTCTTCCCTGTTGGCGTGGATACGGTCAAGCGCACACTGATGTCACGATTTAGGATTCAAGAACCAGGTGCTGGCTATTGTCATTTCCCAGAAGGCAGGGCAGATGAATATTTCCGGCAGCTGACAGCAGAAAAGCTCGTGACCAGGTATCACAAAGGCTTTCCGAGGTTGGAGTTTGTGAAGGTTCGCACCAGAAACGAGGCACTGGATGCTCGTGTTTATGCGATGGCTGCGCTGTCCATTCTGAATGCAAACCTGACTACAATGCACAATTCGATGATGCAAAGACAATCTATTCCTGTCGAGCAAAAGGCAAAACCACCTGTCTTTGCAAAAAAACCTTCGTCCTTTGTCAATAGTTGGCGTTAAAATCGGGGCAATTTGGGGGCAGCATGGCAAATTTGTTCAGTGCGGCGAACGCTCCGACGATTGAGCCCGACAAGATTGTCGTCGGTGATTTCTTGCAATGGAAGCGAATCGACCTGGGTGTTGACTATCCGAACACGCTACACACAGCAACTTATGTGGCTCGGATTACAGGCGGCGGCGCAAATGAGATACAGCTTGCAGGCACGAATAGTGGCAGCGATTATCTGTTTACGGTCAGCTCTGCAACCTCTGCAAACTTTTCGCCAGGCTACTATCACTGGCAACTTGAGATTGTTGAGACATCTTCTGGCAACCGCATTGTTGTCGATCGCGGTGCATTTGAGGCGATTGTCGATCTCGATGTCAATAACTCAGATCCTCGCACTCATGCAGAAATCATGCTCGACAAGATCGAGACGCTTTTGCAAGGAAAGGCAGATGCTGATGTTGCGAATTACTCGATTGCAGGCAGAAGTCTGACAAAACTCTCACCTCGTGAGCTGCTGGATTGGCGCAACTATTACAAGGCTGAGGTACAGAAAGAATTAAACCTAGAGCGCATTCGTCGCGGTCAATCTACTGGCATGACGATCAAAGTGAGGTTTCCTGGGAAATGAAGCTCTTTGATTTTTTCCGTAGAAAGACCGAGCAGAAGATTGCAAAGCCTCTGTTGCGAAATTACAACGGTGCGGCGGGCGGTCGTTTGCTTTCTGATTTTGTCATCAACAACCAGACTGCTGATTCTGCGCTGCAATACAGCCTGCCAACCTTACGCAATCGCTCGCGGGATCTTGAGCGCAACAACGAATATGCTCGAAAGTATCTGACGCTATTGCAGACTAATGTGGTTGGTGATGCAGGCTTTAATTTGCAAGTAAAAGCGCGAACCACCAACGGCAGCCTGGACGGTCCTGGCAACACCATGATTGAAAATGCCTGGACTCGTTGGAGTCGTGTTGGCAATTGCACTGTCGACAAGAAACTGTCCTTTCTCGATTGCCAGCGACTTGCGGTGCGAATGCTTGCTCGTGATGGTGAGTGCTTTGTGCAGCTGCTCAACGGTCCAAGATACCAGGACGGTTTTGCAATCAAGTTGATGGAAGCTGATTGGATCGACGATCAAAAGAATGAGATTCTCAGCAATGGCAATCAGATTCGGATGGGCATCGAGATTGATGAGATGCAGTCGGTGGTTGCTTACTGGGTGCTGACGCAGCATCCTGGTGATACGTCTTTCAGGACCAATGTGGCTCGAAAGCATATTCGAGTGCCTGCTGACAGGATCTTGCATCTTTATATGCCCAATCGCTTAGGAGTTCGTGGCGAACCTTGGATGGCTCCAGTGATTGACTCGCTGAAGATGCTCAGAGGTTACAGAGAAGCTGAGCTCGTGGCTGCGAGGGTTGCTGCAAGCAAAATGGGAGTGATTACGACCCCGACAGGCACTGAATACACAGGCGATGGCACAGAAAACAGCCACACGCCAATCATGAATGCTGATCCTGGGACATTCCACCAGTTGCCTGCTGGCTGGGACATCAAGATGTTCGACCCAACGCACCCGACAAGTGCTTTCGGTGATTTTGAGAAAGCAGTGCTGCGAGGCATTGCTAGCGGTCTGAATGTGGCTTATACGAGCCTGTCAAATGATCTGGAGGCGACAAGCTACTCAAGCATCAGAGCTGGGACGCTTGAAGATCGAGACAATTATCGAGTGCTGCAATCATTCATCATCGAGCACTTTGTCGATCCGATCTATCGTCAGTGGCTTGCCTCTGCGATGCTTAACAATTCATTCCCATTGCCTCCAACCAGGTTCGACAAGTTTGCAGATGCAACGGTCTGGCGAGGTCGCGGCTGGAATTGGGTTGATCCGTTAAAAGAGATCAACGCTGCGGTGGTTGGTCTCAACAATGGCATTTTGTCTATGCAAGACGTGGCAGCTCAATACGGCAGAGACGTAGAAGAAACCTTCTCGGCTATTCAGCGCGACAAGGAGCTTGCAGCACAATACGGGCTGAGCATGAGTTTTGAGCCCTTTGGTGAGAAGATGCCTGCTCCTGCAATGGTTGACGAAAATGCCGATTCCTAATGAAAGCATGGTTGAAGAGGCGCAGCGCGGACTGGCCTGGCGGCGAGAATTCGGACGTGGTGGGACTGCTGTTGGGATTGCTCGCGCTCGCGACATTTCTAATGGTGTTGATCTTCCGATGGCTACTATCCGACGAATGAAGGCTTATTTTGACCGGCACGAGGTCGACAAAGAGGCTCAAGGATTTAGACCAGGCGAAAATGGATACCCCAGCAATGGGAGAATCGCTTGGGCTCTGTGGGGCGGCGATCCTGGGCAGACCTGGGCAAATCGTCTTGTCGCGCAAGACAATGAAGAGGAAAGAAGCATGATTGAGGAAAGACCTTATCCAAACGAACATGCAGCCAGGCTGACTGATCCGGCGCAATACGATGGCTTTGCTCGTGTGAATGACCAGTTCGGACCAGGCATTGATGCGATCTTTGGGATCAAGGACGGTGAGAGCGAATTGCAAGCAATCAGGTTTGATGCAGATCGTTTCACTGCTGATGAGGCAAGAGAATGGCTTGCAGAGCATGACTATGACCCGATAGAATTCGAGGAGGCGACAGGAGAGGACGCAAGCGGCGATACTTCTGACGACAATGACGAGGATGAAATGGCTGCTGAAGAGCGCAAAAGCATTGCGAAGCTGAATACCAGGGCGATGACCTGGGAAGCATCTATCGACCAAAAAGCTCGCACTGCGCTGATCGCTGTCTCCTCTGAGGCTCCTGTCGAGCGATATTTTGGGACTGAGATTCTCAATCACGAGGCTCGGTCTATTGATCTGACATTTATGAATTCTGGTCGGGCTCCTCTTTTGCTCGATCATGACGCGACCAAGCAGATTGGGGTCGTGGAGTCTGTGACACTTGATGAGTCAACCCGTCGACTACGGGCAAAGGTTCGCTTCGGAAGAGGTGAGCTGGCAAGTGAGGTGTTTCAGGATGTTTCTGACGGTATCCGCAGCAACATTTCTGTCGGTTACGAGATCCGAAAAATGGATGAGGTAACCAAAGGTGAATTCCGAGTCATGGACTGGTCACCTCTTGAAATTTCAATCGTGAGCATTCCTGCTGACCAGACAGTCGGCGTGGGTCGGTCGAAAGAAATGGATTCTTCTCAACCTGTCATTTTCCAAAAGGAAGAAATCATGTCTGATGTAAATCTCGATCAGATTCGTTCCGAAGCAGCAGCAAAAGCTCGTCAGGACGCATCTGCAATTCTCGCTCTTGCAGCTCGCCACAATCGCAGCGATCTCGGTCGCAAAGCTATTGAGGAAGGCACAAGCATTGAGGCTTTCCGTGGTCAGTTGCTGGATGCAATCGGCAATGACAAACCTCTCGACACTCGTGCGACTGACATTGGTGCATCGCGTCATGAGCAAAAGGAATACTCCTTAGCTCGTGCTCTTCGCGCTATGACCACCAATGATTGGAGGCAAGCAGGTTTCGAGCGTGAAGTCAGCGACACCATTGCTCGCAGTATTGGTCGTGACGCAAAGGGCATCTTTGTTCCTGATTTCGTATGGGGCAAGCGTTCTGGTCCTATGTCGACTGCTGCAACAGGTGGCTCTGCTTCTGAGAATGTCTCTGACAAGCTCGTGCCAACGATTCAGGCTGGTGACATGTTCATCGAGGCTCTTCGCAATCGCATGGTGATGGCTGATCTCGGTGTCACGTTCATGAATGGTCTTGTAGGCAAGATCCAGATCCCCAAGTTCTCTGCTGGTGCTAATGCAGCATTTGTGGAAGAGCTCGCAGCGGTGTCTGACCAGTCTCCGACCGATGCAGCTGTGACGTTGCAGCCTCGTACGCTTGGTGCTTATGTAGACATTTCGCGTCTGCTTATGATGACCTCGGTTCCTGCTGTCGATCAGATCGTTCGCAACGACCTGCTTGCAAGCATGGCAGAGCGCATTGAGTATTACGCAATCAACGGCTCTGGCTCTAGCGGTCAGCCCACTGGCTTGCTGAATCTGTCGGGTATCAACGATATTGACATCTCTGCTGGCACTGATGTTGATTCGCTGACCTGGGCTGACATCGTTGCGCTCGTGAAGGCTGTGGAAGAGGACAACGGCGTGGTGAATCCTGCTGCTCTTGGCTGGCTGACCCATCCTGCTGTTAAGGCAAAGCTCGCATCGACTGCAAAAGTGTCAAGCACTGATTCGGTCATGATCTTGGCTGAGCCCTGGAATTCGTTGTATGGCTACAAGTTTGCAGCCACAGCAGCAGTTCCAACCAACCTCGATCCAGGCGATGCAGGCAATGACGCTTCGGCACTCATCTTCGGTGACTTCTCACAGTTGATGGTTGGAACCTGGGGCGCACCTGAGATCCTCGTCGATCCTTATACTGGCGGCACTGCTGGTACGGTTCGTATCATCGTGATGCAGGAAGTTGATGTTGCAGCTCGCAACGCAGTCAGCTTCGCGCTAACGAACGAAGTCTCGGTTGCCTGATAAATGGACATTCGGATCTTGCAGACCTGTTTTGTAGTGGGAGGCAAGCACCGAGCTGGTGACATCATCTCAGTCGTTCCAACGATTGCAGAGCAGCTCATCAAGCGAGGGTTTGCGGTTCCATTGCATAACGACAGGTCTGTGGGTCTGGAAGTCAGCCAGGTAGATGCGGAAGTTTCAAAGCGCAAAGGCAGGAGGGTAGATCGTGGCAGTCGAATCGGCTGATGATCGTGCGATCTTCCTGGCAGTCAATGACTTTGGGATTTCCGCGACTTTTACACACAGTGCAACGACGACGACAATTTCAGGCATCTTTGACAACGATTTCATCGAGGTCGATGCAGGAGGTGGGGTCGGTTTTGCACTACAGCAGCCAAAGTTCATCGCAAGGACAGCAGACGTTTCCACAGCGGTCGAAGATGACACGTTGGTGATTTCTTCAGTGACTTACAAGATCAAGGTTCGGCAGGATGATGGCACAGGCATGACGGTGTTGATCCTGGAGAAACAATAATGGCTCACGGTCGCAAAGCGATTAGAGATCGAGTCGTGACGGTTTGTACAGGTTTGACAACGACAAGCACGAGAGTTCATAAATCGAGGTTGTATCCTCTTGCAAGTGGCAAGTTGCCAGCCTTAGCGATTTATGCACTTTCTGAGGTAAGCGAAGCGGTCACGATTGGATCGCCAAAGTATCATCGAAATTTAGATATTGCGATTGATGCGATGGCTGAGGCAAATACCAATGTTGATGACACGCTCGATCTTATCTGCGAGGAAGTAGAAACGGCGATCGGTGCAGATCGGACCCTAAATGGTTTATGCAAGGAAGCAACGCTTGTCTCAACAGACATCGAGCTTTCTGGCGAAGGTGAGAAACCCGTTGGGATTGCTCGATTGGTTTATCGAGTGACCTATCGGACTGCGGTTACAAACGCGACAGCCACGACATAAGGAGTTTTGAAATGGCTACACATACTGGCTCAGAAGGCACAGTGAAGATCGGGGCGAATGCGATTGCTGAGATTCGCTCTTATACGATTGATGAGACGGGCGACACCATCGAGGACACCACGATGGGCGATACTGCTCGGACCTACAAAGCAGGGTTGAAGGACTTTACAGGCTCTGTGGACGTTTATTGGGACGAGACTGACACGACAGGTCAAGGTGGTTGCACAGTCGGCAGCTCGATCACTTTGAACGTCTATCCTGAAGGCGCATCAACTGGTGACGTTTACTACACAGGCACAGCTCTCGTGACTGGCTTTAGCGTGACTGGATCATTTGATGGCATGGTCGAAGCATCAATCACCTTCCAGGGTACTGGTGGATTGACTAAATCGACTGCGAGCTAAGGCATGAAAGCGATCGACAGAGCAGTCGAGCATTTCAAGTCAAAGCCAGTTAAGCGCATAGAGGTTCCAGAGTGGGGTGACGATTCTGGACCTCTTGTCATTTTTGCCAATCCGATCACGCTAAGAGAGCAAAGCAAGCTCAGTAAGATCGAAGGTGGCGATGCGGAGATGCTGATCGAAGTGTTGGTCATGAAGTCTGAGGACGGGCAAGGCAACAAGCTCTTTACGATCGAGGACAAGCCAAAGATCAGATCGTCTGTTGATCCAACCTTAGTGGCAAAGATCGTCAGCCAGATCATGTCGCAGTCACAGGAGAGCCTCGAAAAAAACTGAGGGAGACTCCCGAACGACAGCTCAAATTCGTCTTGGCAGAAAAACTTTCCATGACGGTCGATGAGCTTGAAGATAAAATGTCGTTTGAGGAGTTCCTAGAATGGTCGTGCTGGCTCAAGATACAGTCGGAGAAATCGCAACATGGCAGCAGCCCTAAATTTTCCGATCACAGCAGACGATCAAACAAAGGCGGCATTTGAGAGTGTTCGTCGCAATCTAGATCAAATCCGCAAGTCTGCTGAGGATGTCCAAGGTGGATTTGCTGGATTCAAAGCAGCTGCGGTCGGTGCAATTGCTGCAATTTCCTTCGGTGCAGTCATTAGTGGCATTCGAGGGCTCATCAACGAATTCGATGATCTACTTGACCAGGCTGAGCAAGTTGGGGTCGCTGCGGAGCGATTTCAGGCTTTAGCGGTTGGGGCAGAGCTCTCTGGTGCAAAGGCTGAAGATCTAAAGGCAGCTCTCACAAAGGTCGCTCAGAATGCTTTTGATGCGGCATCAGGCAACGAAACGCTTGCAGAGCAATTCCGAGCAATGGGAGTCGCGGTTGTTGATTCATCTGGCAAGCTGCGAGACACTGAGTCAATCTTTCTTGATCTTGTCGATCAGATCTCAAGGCTTGATGATGGCATTGCCAAGACTGGGATCGGCATTGATCTTATTGGCAAGAGCTTCACAAAATTCACCAACGGTGCTGCGGACATTCGGGCTGCTGCCGACGAAGCTAATCGGCTGAACCTGGTTGTTTCTGAGGCGACACAGAATGTCTTTGCCAAGTTCAATGACACGCTATTTATTGTTGCCAGGCAGATCAAATCGTTGATCGCTGAGGCTATTGCTCCTGCTGTCAAATGGTTTACAAGCCTGCTTGAGAAGGTCAAAAACTTTTTCTCGATTGGCAAAGCTGGCGGCGACAAGATCAAAGAGATGGCAGATGCTAATCGTGACGCTGCTTCAGCTGCTCAAGAACATGCTACAAGCCTGCAAGCAGTAAACAAGGCGACAAGCTCATTGCCTGCACCGATCGCCAAGACATCGAGCATGATTGCTGCTCAAAAGAAGGCATCAGAGGAGCTTGCAAAGACCCTTAGAGATGTCGAATCGGTCACTTCTGATGTCGTCTACAAGATTGCAGAGCAAACGGAGAAAGCCTTAGATCAAGACGTAAAAGAGGTGCTCAAGCAATTTGGTGAGGATTCCAAAGAGGCTCTCAAGAAATATCAATTGGCGCAAGATGCTGCGAGTGAGGAGTTGGCTTATTGGCGCAAAGAGACTGAAGCGGTCCGAACACCAATGGAGCAATTCAACGATCGCATGGAAATCTTGAATGACGCATTGCAGCGCGGTTTGATTTCTTTCCAGGCTTATGAAGGACTGAGCGGCAAAGCATTTGAGACATTCAGCAAAGCAATCGAAGCACCAAAAGACGGTCTCGAAGAAATCAGGGCATTGCTAGACAAGACGGGCGAATCTTTTACCCAAACATTTACTGAAATGCTCATGACCGGCAAGGCATCGTTTAAGTCGTTGGTTGATTCGATCATCAGTGACCTGCTTCGGTTGTATATCAAACAGAAAATCACTGTGCCTTTGTTTGATGCACTTAAAACAATCGACTTTGGATCTATCTTGCCTGGTCGAGCTGTTGGCGGTCCTGTAAAGGGTGGTCGTCCTTATATGGTTGGCGAAAAAGGACCGGAGCTCTTTGTGCCAGGCGCATCAGGATCAATTGTCAGAAACCAAGACGTTTCGGCTGGCAGCGGTGGTGGTGATGTCATCATCAACCAGACTTTGCAAATCACGACTGGGGTGCAATCAACGGTCAGAGCAGAGATCGCACAGCTCATGCCACAGATCGCCAATGTCACAAAAGCTGCCATTGTTGATGCTCGTGCTCGTGGTGGATCGTTTGCAGCAGCACTGAGGTAATCATGGCAATCACTTACCCTTTAACCTTCCCTGCAAGCCCTGGAATTGCCAGGCTTAGGATTACCCCTAGATCGGTCGTGTCAGTGTCACAAAGCCCGTTTACAGGCCAGCAGCAGGTCTATAAACATCAGGGCCAATGGTGGGAAGCTGAGGTCACCTTGCCTGCTATGTCTCGTGCTGAAGCTGAAGTCATCATCGCTTTTCTTCTTTCTTTGGATGGGCGTTATGGAACATTCATTATGGGTGACCCTATCGGCGCGGCTCCGAGGGGCATTGGAACGGGTACACCATTGGTTAACGGCGGTTCGCAGACGGGCCAAGATCTTGTTACGGATGGCTGGACGGCGAATCAAACGGGCATTTTAAAGGCTGGCGATTGGGTGCAAATAGGCACAGGATCGGCAACAAAGTTGCATAAAGTCTTGGTTGATGCAGACAGCAATGGCAGTGGACAATCGACTTTGACTTTATTCCCAAAGCTCAGAAGCTCACCAACTGACAACCAGGCAATCTATGTGAACAATACAAAAGGGCTTTGGCGGCTTGCTAGCAACGAAATGCCTTACGACATCGACGAAGCAAGCATTTACGGCATCACCTTTGCCTGTGTTGAGGCGATATGAGTCGCGGTCTTACAGCTGGCGCACTTGCTCAGATCGCAGCGACCGAGCTGCAACCGATTCTTTTATTTCAAGCTGAGTTTCAGTCGGGCACGATTTATATCTGGAATGGTATTGGCGATCTAAGTTGGAATTCGCAGACCTGGACAGGTGTTGGCACTTTTATGAGCTTTTCTGACATTGAGGAAAGCACAGAAGTGAAGGCAGTTGGTGCGACCATTACGCTCAACGGCATTCCTAGCGATTTAGTGTCAACAGCTTTATCTGATGTCCGACAAAACAAGCCTGGCAAGCTCTATCTTGGCTTTTTATCTTCGGGCTCTATCGTTTCTGATCCTTATCTCATCTTCGCTGGCAGGCTGGATGTTGTTCATCTCGATGAGTCATCAGAAGGATCAACAATCTCTTTGCAATACGAATCGAGGCTGATTGATCTTTCTAGGCCCAGAGTTTTTCGATATACCCCAGAAGATCAAGAGCGAGAGTTTGCAGGCGATTTAGGCATGGAGTTTGTCCCAGCATTGCAAGACAAAAAGGTGACCTGGGGACGTGTAAGCAATGCTGTTCCATCAGGAGCTGGGTCAGGTGGCGCACCTCCTGTCGATGAACAACAAACAACAGGGATGTAATGGGCTTTCTTGAAATCATCTTAGCAATTGCGAGCATGGCTGCTGGAGAGGCGGCTGTTAGTTATTTCGCGATAACTTCTGCTTGGCAAGCTGCTGCGGTTCGCTTTGCTGTCGCTCTTGCGATCTCGACTGCATCTAGAAACTTAGTTACTCGCAAATCATTCCAAAGCGAAGCTGAGGGCAGGATCATCACGACTAAGGAGCCTTTGGCGGCCGCTAAAGTGATTTATGGTCGGGTGAGAGTCGGCGGCACGATTGTCTACATGGAGACCACTAGCAGCTCCAACGAATATTTGCACATGGTGATCGTCCTTGCTGGTCACGAGGTTCACGCGATTGATGACATCTACTTTGATGATGAGCTCGTTCCTTTAGACGGATCTGGCAATGCAACTGGCACTTTTGCTGATCTTGTAAGAATCAAGAAAGCTCTCGGCACTGATGCACAAACAGCCTTTAGCGATCTGGTGTCTGAGTCTGATTCGCTTTGGACAAGCAATCATCGACTGAGAGGTCGCGCTGCAATCTATGTGAGGCTCAAATACAACCAGGACAAGTTTCCCAACGGTGTCCCTAATATCACAGCCATTGTCAGAGGCAAGAAGGTTTACGACCCAAGGACCACGACGACTGCTTACAGCACAAATCCTGCTCTGATCGTTGCTGATTACCTTTGCAACACCAGATATGGACTTGGCGCGACTTATGCCACAGAGATCGACGAAACAGCTCTGACAGCTGCTGCAAACATTTGCGACCAGGATGTCACGCTCGATGCTGGCGGCACTGAAGATCGCTACACAGCAAACGGATCATTTGACACGACTGAAGTGCCAGAGAAGGTGCTTGCTGAGCTTTGCAGCGCAATGGCAGGTCATGTCACCTATGTTGGCGGCAAATGGTCGATTCTTGCAGGAGCCTATAGATCACCATCAATCACGCTTGACGAAGATGACTTGCGAGCAGGCTTTAAGGTGCAAACCTTGGTTTCTCGCAGAGATCAATTCAACTCAGTCAAAGGTGTTTTTAGCTCACCAGACAACCTTTGGCAGCCAACGGATTTCCCGTCCTATTCTTCTGCTACTTTTGTATCAGAGGACAATAGCGAGACGGTTTACAGAGATATTTCGCTCCCCTATACGACCAGTGCAGCCACAGCGCAGCGTTTAGCGAAGATTGAGCTTTACAAGGCTCGTGAGCAGCTGTCGATGACTTTGCCTTGCAAGCTCACTGCTTATGGGGTCCAAGTTGGTGATGTGGTCAATGTAACCAATACCAGGATGGGCTGGTCTGCCAAGGCTTTCGAGGTTGTAGGCACAAAACTTGTTTTTGATCTCGATGCTGGCTTTGGTGTTGATCTTGATCTTAGAGAAACGAATTCAAGCATCTACTCTTGGGATGAAGCAACCGAAGAGCAAGAGTTTGTGCAGGCTCCGAATACCAACTTGCCAAACCCAAGATCTGTTCCTGCTCCTACAGCTCTGACGCTCACTGAGGTCAAAGTTCTTCTCAATGATGGAACCCTTGCCAATGGCATTCGAGTTAGTTGGACAGCTCCGAGCGATTATTTTGTCAAGGAATATGAGGTCCAATACATCAGGACTGGTGGGGCGATCGACTATGGGCTCATCAGCCAGGCTGCAACTTCCTCACAGTCATTTGGCGACATCACTGCAAGCGCAACCGCTACGTTGAATTATGGGTCGATCTCAGATGTCATCATTTCTGGCGAGCCTGAATTCAACAGCGGCACGACAACAACAACGCAGCTGACGATCGCTCCAGTCATCCAGGCTGTCGAATATACGGTCAAGGTCCGATCGGTTTCTCATTTGGCAGTGAGATCTGCCTTTGTGCAAGACACGATCACCACAGGCGGCGATACAACGGCTCCTGCTGCACCATCACTTATCACGGCAACCGGCAAGATCAGGTCAATTGTTTTGAATTGGGAAAACCCATCTGATCTTGATTTTGATTCGGTGGAAGTATTTAGAAACACGACCAACAGCGTTAATTCTGCGACCAAGGTTGCTCAGATTGCTGCTGACAATTGGACCGACACAAATCTTGATAGTGATGTCACGCGCTATTACTGGCTGCGATCGGTCGACATGTCTGGCAATCGCTCGGCATTCAGCTCTTCAGTCAATGCAACGACTCAAACGATTGTTTCTGCTGATTTCAGTGCTGAGGTGCTTAATCTCTTTGCTGAGGCTGGGGCTTATGGGATTGAGCCTGTCGCATCATTGCCAGCAAGTGGAGATTTTGTCGGGCAGATCAAGTTTGATACGACTGCGGTTGCTCTCTATCGTTGGACGGGATCAGCCTGGGACGATGACATTTTTAGCATCACGACAGGATCTGTTACCGCAAGTGCTTTTGCTGCTGGCATCGAACCTATTTCAGTCGTCAGCTCTTTGCCAAGCGCATCAGGTTACACAGGCCCGAAGGTTGTTTTTCTGACCACAGATGGCAAGCTCTATCGTTATGCTTCTGGGGCGTGGACAACTGCGGTGCTCACCTCGGATCTTTCTGGGACGCTTGCATCTTCGCAATTCAGCAACAGCCTGAGGCCTGTCGAGGTTGTTTCGTCATTACCAAGCAGCTCCAACTTCCAGGGGCGCACAGTTTTTCTCACGACCGACAACAAGATATATCGGCATGATGGGACAAACTGGACTGCTGCGGTCCCAGCTTCAGATCTATCAGGCACTGTTTCTGATGCACAGATCGCTGGCCTGGCGGCTGCGAAGATCACCGGCACACTAACCAATTCCCAGATCGCTGATGTCGCAGCTGCAAAGATCACTGGATCTATTGTCGGAACCCAGATCACAGATGGCGCAATCTCAACAGCAAAGCTCGCAGCAGGATCGGTGACTACTGCCAAAGTTGCAGCTGGAGCAATTTCAGCAGATGAGATTGCAGCCAACGCAATCACAGCGGTCAAGATTTCTTCGGGTGCAGTGGAAACGGCAAAGATTGCAGCAGGAGCGATCGAGGCTAGCAAGATTGCATCCAGTGCGATCACGACCGACAAACTTGCAGCCAATGCGGTGACGACCGAAAAGATTACAAGCAATGCGATCACCACAGGGCTTCTGGCTGCGGGGGCTGTGACTTCGGACATTCTTGCAAGCAACTCGATCATCGCTGGCAAGATTGCTGCTGGGGCTATCAACTCATCGAGCTTGTTTGTAAGTGGGGTGATTACCTCTTCTCATATCCAGGCAGGCACGATACAAGGCGACAGGATTGCTGCTAATACGATCACTGGTGGTCTTATTGCTGCAAGCGGGATTATCACCTCGGCTGCACAGATCAATGATGCGGTGGTGACGAATGCAAAAGTAACCAGCTTGTATTCGAGCGATTACAACGGACCTATTCCACCATCGAGCAGCAACTTTGGGACTGCTGGTTGGTATCTCGACAAGTCGGGCAGTTTCTACGGCAATTCGGTCTATCTGCGAGGTCAGCTTGTTAGCGGCACTTCAGGAGCGCAGCGAGTAGAAATCAACAAGACACTCGCAAACAAGCTAGCGGTCTACAACAGCTCAAACACGCTTATCGGGGCCATAGGTGGCTCTGGAGTCTTTGGCGATGCAGTCATTCAGTCTTATCCGCAAATCGTCAGCGGATCGTTTCAGGGTGCTTATATCGAGACTCCGAGTTATACGGGCTCGACGAATTATGGGTATGGTCTTTATGCAAGGACAGCCGATGGAGAGGTTGATTCCTATGTTAATTACTGGGACAGCTCTATCGGTTTAAGAGCTGCGGTTGCAGGCACTATTAGTGTTGGCGCAGCTCTCAGATCTGGAGTGCATGGCTATCGTGACTCTAGCTATTCCGCTGGTGGTCGTTTTTATGATGGCAGCGCTGGAACCCTTGTCACGCTTGCTGATAGCAGTGGCTATGCCTTAAACATTCGATCTGGGCAACTAAGGTATGGATCAACCACCATACAAGCTCCAAGCGGATCATCAGGCGATTTCTTGCGTGGCAATGGTTCTTATAGTGCCTTATCAGCCTCAGACATTCCGAATATTTCCGGCAATAAGATTACATCTGGTTTGGTTGACTGGGGTTATGTCGCAGGCTTTAAGAACGGATCGAGTCAAGTCAGAGGCATTGCAGGCACTGGATCAACAGCGACTTTACAAGCGTTTTTAGGATCAGAGACTACCGACACGACCTCTGGGAACATGGTTTATTACACCGAGGCTGGGGGCTACTTCGGTGGGGTCTATATAAACCAACGTGGAACAACAGCGACCTGGAGCGCACTTTATTCAGACGCTCGAATGAAGGATGTGCTTGGTCAAATACCGATTGCAGACCCTTTAGAAACGCTGAAAAAAATTGGCAATCCTGTGATCTGGAAATGGAACCATGAGGCATCTAGCGAGGTCTGGGGCTATACAGCACAGCAGATCGGACAAGGGCTTCCTGATGCTGTGATAGAGGCTCCAAGAACACCGAGAGGCGACTATCAGCTCGTGCCTGGCACAGAAGAACGGGTGCTGACTTTTGATAACACCAAGTTTCAGATGCTTAAGGACATGGCTTTGATTTCGCTTATTGAGAAGATCGAGATGCTTGAGGCTAAGATCGCTGCGCTGGAGGCTAGATCATGAGCTGTACCTGGTCGATCACAAAAATGGTTTCTGATCCAGATGAGCATGATCGTCCTAATGTGATTAGAGAAGTGACGATCTCTTGCACGAGTGACGATGAATCATTCTTCACGACTGTGATGTTAGATCCACCATCTCAAAGTTTTGTCGATTTCAATCTGGTCACACAAGCATTGGTCTGGCAATGGGTCTACGCAAAGATTTCCAAAGAAGATATAGAGGCTATTGTTTTGCAGCGCATTGCAGATCGACAAACTGTTTCACAAATGCCGTGGTAAGGAAATGACATGACACAAGCAGTACAACTCAGAAAAGGCACGACCTCCGAACATTCGACCTTTACGGGTTTGCAGGCAGAGGCAACTGTCGACACGACTAAGAAAACCATCGTAGTCCATGATGGGTCGACTGCTGGCGGCATTCCTTTATCCAGAGAGGATCTGAGCAATGCGAATCCTAGCAATCTGACTACGATTGTTGGGGCTGATACGGCATCTGGCGATCTCTTTGTTGTTTATGACGTTTCAGCGAGCGCGTTTAAGAAGATCACCAGGGCTGAGCTGAACAATGCAATGGAGCAAGATGCACTAGCTTCTGTTGCGATCACTGGCGGCAGCATCAACGGCACGACGATTGGCGCAAGCACTGCAAGCACAGGAGCTTTCACCACCTTATCTGCCTCAAGCACAGTTAGCGGTAATGGATTCAGCACTTATCTAGCCAGCCCACCAACTATTGGCGGCACTAGTCCAGGACTTATAACTGGGACAACAATAACAGCGACAAATCAATTTTCTGGGCCACATAATGGATCTGTTGGCGCAACCTCGCCGTCGAGCGGAATATTTACCTCATTGGCATCTTTAAGTGTTTTACAAAATGTCCAAACAATTGCATCATCATCATCCATTTCAGCTGGCAACAATGGGCTTTCAGTTGGGCCTGTGACTATTTCTGGTGGGGCTGTTTTTACAGTTCCAAGTGCAAGTATTTGGAAAATTTTAGAAGGAGTTTGACATGGCCTATGGCAAAGTGCTCGCAAATGCGACATCTGCAACCGGCGTATTTCGCAAAGCTGATCCCACAATCGTCGCATGGACCAAAACTGGCGCATTTACAGCTACAACAGCGACTGAATTAACGATTGAGGTAAATGGTGAATCGCAAATCATTGCGTCTGGAACCTCGATCACGATGCCAGGTTCGGCCACGACAGGAACAGATTATGCAATCTGGGCAAAAACTGATGGCACATTGCAAGCAACAACCGATCACACATCTGCTCCGGCGACTGGTGCTAGAAAAGTCGGTGGGTTTCATTACGCGCCAGGCGGCAACGCAACAGGGACATCTGGCGGTAATACCACAGCAGGAATTAACGAATATTCTTTTTGGGACTTGAAATTCAGGCCAGCTTGTAAAGATCCTCGCGGCATGACGCTAGTGGCTGGATGTTTTTGGTCTGATATCTATCTTTGCGGGGTCGATCACTATACAAACGGGACGAGCAAATATAACGTCACGATCGCAGACGGTTCATCGCTGCCTAAGATTAGTGCAGCTTTTGGGGGCACAGGATCTAACTCTTATGCTGGCGGCACTTGGTTTGCTTTCAATGAAATTATGCGCGGAGCTGGTAAGCGACTGCCAAGATATACAGAGTTTGCTGCTTTAGCCTATGGCACGACCGAGGCTTCTTCGCTCGGATCTGATCCGACTACAACAGGGGTCAGCAGCGGCACGTACACAAGCAAATGGGGCGTGATGCAATCCAGTGGAGTTATGTGGCAGTGGTCAGATGACTTTATTGCAAGTGGCGATGGGACTGGCGGCTGGCAAACTGGACTTACAGAAACCAGAGGCAATATTTATACTTACAATTCCTCGGCACGCGCTGGGCTCTTGGGCGGCGGCTGGGCCGACGGGTCGGGTTCCGGTTCTCGTTGCTCGAACTGGACCTACGATCCATCGCTCTCGGCCAGCCCCATCGGGGCTCGCGGCGTGTGTGACCACCTGATTCTTGATTAAGTGGCGAAAGCCACGTTGTCATGGAACCAATCTCAGAGGCGACACAATGTTACGATCAGATGGCTATTATCGAAAAGTACGAAAGGGTCATAGCCTATCTATATCCAATTGCTCAATCGATGCCTCGTCGACATGGGATAGCCAGAGACAAGTTTTTGAATTGTCTTTTTTCGGTTCCAGATCTTTTATATCAAGCGGGGAAATCAAATCAGATAAGCAAGATATATGCTGCAGATGCTGGATTGGCTCATCTGCGGTTTTGGATGCGATTTCTTTTTACGATCAAAAGCATGACGCAACATCAGCTGCAAACGGCTCAGGCTGTTTTGGCAGAAGTTGGGGCGATGCTTGGAGGTTGGATCAAAAGAAGAAGAGCGCAGGGGCATACTGGGTAAAAACGCTGGGATCTTGGGCGGCAACTGGAACAACGGGTCGGATTCCGGTTCTCGTTGCTCGAACTGGAACAACGATCCATCGAACTCGAACAACAACATCGGGGCTCGCGGCGTGTGTGACGACATCGATTTATCGCTTCGTAAAGGCTTACGCATTACGAGCAGGCCTGTCAAAATGTGGTCAGCCAGCAGTGTCCTCCTTCGGGGAATACATCAAGAGGTCTGGCATAACGTCAAGTAGGCAATCCAAAGACGGGGCTAGCACAATGCCAAAACGACACAGGCATTTGATTGAAAAAATTGCGGACATCCAGAATTTGAGATCTGCATATATCAATACGGCACGATCCAAACGAATGACTCATGGATATTTAGAGTTTAAGGAATACGCCGAATCAAATTTATCATTGATTCAATCAGAGCTTTTGGATGGTGGCTATAAGATTGGTCCTTATAGAGAGTTTATTATTTATGAGCCTAAGGCGCGATTGATTTCTGCTCTTGATTTCAAAGACAGGTTGGTGCAACACGCACTTTGTAATGTTATTGGACCGATCTTCGAAAAAGCAATGCTTCCGCAAACCTTTGCATGTCGTGTTGGACTTGGCACACATGCAGGAGTCAAATATTTGCAAGCGGAAATGCGTCGAATTGATGCAACGCACTTTTTGAAAACTGATTTCTCAAAATATTTCCCATCCATAGATCATAAAATCTTGCATGAGATGATTGATCGTAAAATTGACTGCGAAAAGACCCTGAAGATTCTAAGAGAGATTATTCCAATCAATGGAAAGGGCATCCCGATTGGAAGTTTAACTTCGCAGCTTTTTGCAAATGTTTATGGCGGTTCTGTTGATCGTTATATTCACTTTGAATTAAAACATCGAGCATGGGCAAGATACATGGATGATATTGTGATTCTTGGGCATGACGAAAAAGAGCTGAGAAGTTCGTTTTCTAAGATACAAATCTTTTCAAAAGAAAAGTTACTATTAGCAATAAGCAAGTGGCAATCTGGGCCTATCAGCAGAGGCATCAACTTTCTTGGGTATCGTATCTGGCCCACGCACAAGCTCTTGAGGAAAGATTCTGTAATAAGAGCAAAACAAAAGATTTCAAAGTTTGTTCGTCTTGGCGATCAAGACTCATTAAGAAAATTCATTGCTTCATGGTCTGGTCATGCTCGTTGGGCAGACACGCACAACCTTTTTAATTGGATGGAGAATCGACATGGCATCGTTTGTCATCAACAGTAGGGCTGATCTTGATGCAATTGCAGGGACGGTAGAACATCAACGATTTATGCAGGCTTTGCGCGGGTCAATGATTCGCAAGATCAATGTTCAGACGTATCCTGATGGATACAACCAGCCTGGCTATAGTGGACCGACATTGGAACCAGTTTGGCAAGATCAGGAAGATCTATCTACGATCGAGCAATTTGGTTTTACCAAAGAAGATTTTGAGTGAGGATGAAATGTCACGCGATGAGGCTTTAGCAGCAATCGAAAAGCACGAGGCTTTATGTGCCTTGCAATATGCTCAGATAAACGCTCGACTAAAACGCTTGGAGCAGATTCTGCTTGGTGCTGGCGGTGCAATTATCCTGCTGCTGGTCAACCTGGTGCTAAAGCTGCATTGACGTGGAAGCGATCACCGAAGCTGTCTCGAAATTGTGGTACTTAGGGGCGGCAGTGGTCGGCATTGCTGCTTATGCAGTGACCTTAAAAGTCAGGCTCGATTACTTAGAAAAGGGCTATGACAAGCAGATCACAGCTCTCTGGGAAAAGGTCAACGAGCTGACTGAAAAACTAGGAATGCGATGATGTTTGATTTGCTCAGCGGCGGTCTGCTTGGCAGTATCTTTGGCGGTCTTTTTAGACTTGCTCCAGAAGTGCTCAAGTATTTTGACAAGAAGAACGAGCGAAGCCACGAGCTGCAAATGTTCACGCTCCAGACGGACCTAGAAAAGATGCGTGGTCAGTTTCGGATGGAAGAGCGATATGTCGATCACAGCATTGCTCAGATGGATGCCATAAAGGAGGCTTTTAAGGAGCAAGCTGAGACTGCCAAGGCTGCGGGATGGTTCGTCGCTGCGATCTCTGCTCTTGTTAGACCTGGAATCACTTGGGTCGCTTTTGGCATGTATATGACAGTCAAGATTGTTGGTCTCATGATGGCTTTAGATGCTTCAGCTGATTGGCGAGAAGTGATCGTGAAAAGCTGGGATGAAGATGACTTTGCCATGCTGAACATGATGCTCACTTTTTGGTTTATTGGTCGCTCCATCGAGAAATATCAAAAGTGAATCCAGAGGCAATCAAGATAGCGATTGCAATCATCAAGCAGTTTGAAGGGTACGCAAAGCGATTGCCTGATGGCGGCTGCACTGCTTATCCAGATCCTGGCACTGGAGCAGATCCTTGGACTATTGGGTATGGTTGCACAGGAGCAAACATCAAAAAAGGCACTGTGTGGACTAAAGAGCAAGCAGAGCGAGCCCTGGAAAATGAGGTGATCCACTTCATGAAAGCAGTGCTGCAACATTCGCCAGGCTTGGCAGAAGATGCTCCGAGAAGGCTTGCAGCGATTACCTCCTTTGCCTTCAATTGCGGTGTTGGCAATTACAGGATCAGCACACTAAAACGCAGAGTGAATGAACGTGACTGGGCAGCTGCTGCTCAAGAGATAAAACGCTGGAACAGAGCTGCTGGCAGGATCATGCCTGGTCTTAGTAGGCGCAGGGAGGCTGAGTCTCTTTTACTGCAATAGTCACGATGTGAGCTCGGTTCCTGGCTCCAATCTTCAGCTTTATAAGCGCAATGTGAGCTTTCACTGTATTGATTGAGATCTCCAGTTGCTCAGCAATCTCGGCATTGTTCAGACCTATTCGGATGCACTGGACGATTTCTCGCTGTCTTGCTGTGAGATCCTTTCCTCGTAGTGCAAGATTCGGTGGCAGTTGGCGCAAAGGGCTATGCACTTTTTAAGCTCCTCTCTAATTTTTTTATAGGAGTAATTCTTAAAAAGCTGGTTGACTGTTTTATCTTTTTCGCTTGGATCGAGATGATGAAAGTCAATAATCGCAGGGTGACTTGCACCACACTTGGCGCATTGCAAAGTGCTTTTGAATCGCTGCCATTCCTCTCTGTGCTTAGCTTTATTCGCTGCAACCACAGCTTTATGCTTTGCTGAGTTTTTCTTGTACCAGACCGAGTTATAAGCACGACTCCTGATTTTTCGGATCTCAGGATCTTTGTAAGGCATTCAGGGCGAGATTCTAACCATCGCTCTAAGATTTGTCTCATGATTTTTTACCTTCTTTTAGTGCCAGCAAATCCTCGATCACAGCATCGCATTCAATCAAGAATTGCACTGCAAGCTCCTCGACGTTGGCGATCTCTTCATCGGTTGGCTGAAATCGCACGACAAACAAATCAAGCCCTTTTGGGAACCTCGGATCGTAAGAAACAAAGTCACACCATTTGCGCCTGGTGCAAGCAAGCTGAGCAAGCATTTGCGGTTTGTGCTCGGCAGGAACGACCTTGCTTGTCAGCCAGGTGAGGTGATTCAGAGACTCTGGGCATTTGATTTCGACAAGCCCTTCGCTGCCAATCAGACCATCTGGTGATGCGCCAAAGCCTGTGATGCTCGGATGATCGACGAACCCAGCTTGGTCGACCATCTCTTGCGCTGCGAGCTCGTAGGCAATCCTGGCATCGTTTTCTTGCTCGACTCCCCATTGCATCGCACGATTCACAAAGACTGGTGATGGATTGCCTGTCAGCCTCTCACAGATGAGCTGCATTCGATATTTAGCTCGCTCGGCAGATTCGGTCTTGTCCTTCTTAAACGACATAGCATCTGACATGCGCGATGCAGTTAATTTGCCAAGCCTTACTGCAAACCATTCTGGTGATCGTTGTTCCATCACTTGACTCCTAATTCGGTTTTGCGTAGATCCTTGGCTTTTACAATATCAAGCCTTCTTGGGTCACCTTTTGGTAATGCCTGCTGTGCCTGCACATAAGCGGCCTGGAGCGATTCTTTGTCGGCTGCCTTAGTGATGTTGTCTAGCAGTGATTCGTAGTCCACAGCGACCGATTCTGAGCCATCCTGAGTCTTTGCTTCGATATTTGTTTCGACTTTAGGATCTGGCAGCGACTCGTCCTCATAGACATAGAGACCAAGGCCAAAGAGCGCACAGGCTTTCACCAGGCAACGCTGCATGGCTTTGTTGATGTCCATTGCATTCGGATTCACGATCGCTTTGTTCTTGAAATCCATCACAGGCAGGTGGGCGGTCCTGGTTACTCCTTGGACGGTTAGCGAGCAATAGACCATGACGGTTTCTGCAAACCATTTTTCTTCTTCAAACTTGAAGGTTGCAGTCGGGTCTATCCGCATGATCTGATCCCAAGCGCGAGCCCAAGGCAGATATTTCATGCCTTGCTTGGTCTTGAGGTCTTTTTCTAGATTGATTTGTGCGATGTCTTGGTAGTTCATAGCAAATGCCTTCCGATAGTATTCATGACTGCGACGATAGATCCCCAGAGGACAAAATAAAGCAAGCCCTTTTCGACTCGATACTTGATTGCCTCTCTGGGAAGTTTGCGAAGGAAAAAGATGTCTTGCAGCCAGAGCTGATCGCTGCTGATATGGTTTGCAAGCGGTTTGCGGTAGTTAGACGAGATTTTCACTCGATGACCTAGCGGCACTGCCACAGGGATGATCTCCCCATCTCTTATATAGAAAGCCATGTTATTTCCCATCATTTTTGTGTTGATCTAAGTAGTCGATCAGTGCTTTTATGGTCGTCATCAGCAGGGCAACCTGATGCGCGAAATAAGAGTCAATAGGCTTCATGTCGCAGAAGATCCTGCCTCCAAAGCTATCCTGAAGCATCTCGTTGCCTTCATTAAGATTGCGGCGAATCTCTGCAAGCGAAGGTGGCTTTCTAGCTGGGCAGCGTCTGCCTTGATCGCAGTCTTGATTGCAAGGTGGACAGGTTTTCACTGCTCACCCCTTGCTCTGATTGCGTCTGCGTATTGCCTGCCCATGTAGAACTCGTCATCCGCAGCTTGCTCACACACCTTCGCACACGCCTCGCGCTCGCGCTCCCTGATCTGCCACTCCAACTCTTTCAGCAGGTCTTCCACGGTGTCGCCGTGTCCTGTGGCATAGCCTTGTCGCATCATCCATGCAGCCACTTTCTCACGTTCAGTTTCAATCGCTTTGTTCCAAATCGCCATAGCCAATGCTGTGTAAGCGTTGTGTGGGCCTTTAGCGCATAGCTCCATGTCAAGGTGTGTGACGTTGCCGTCTTTGTCTACTCGCGCCCAGATTTCTGAGGTGTTG